CCGCGATACCGAGAAGTCCCGAGTCGATTTCGCGGTCGCCGGTCGTCGCTTGGAAGACCAGCGCGCCGATGAGCGAGAAGATGAGAGCGCAGAGCATGACGCCCGCGAAGCTAACGAGATACTTCGTCATATCCCAGAGCCCGGCCCTGTGCTCTTCGATGGCGACCTGCGAGGTCAACTTCTTGCTCGCAAGCTCGGCGTCCCACTTCGCCTTGTCGTAGTCGATAGTGCGGTCGAGCAGCGGCGCCAATTGCTTGATCCGTTCGCTCAGCGATTCGGTCGCTGCGATCTGCGCCTTCTCGACCATCGCGGGGTTCTGGCGCGCGACCGCGACCGCCTCGAGTTCATCCTTCTTCCCGGTTTCCTTCATCGCGGATCCGAGCAGCGCCTCCGACAGGCTGTTCGCAAGCGCCTGGCCCACCCCAGGCGTATCGCTATGCTTGTCGACCACCGCCGCCAACTGCTCCTTGATGAGAGGCTGGAACGCTTGGAAGAGGATGCCCGCTGCGGGATGCAGTAGGCTCAGAAGTCCGGTGACGCCAGTGACGGTGCTAGGTTCCATCGCGGTGGTCTCCTTTGCGGTGAGTGCTTCGTAGTCGGTCGCGTTCTGCGGAAGCAAGCCTGCAGCAAGCCGCTTGCGCACTTGATCGGCAGCCTCGAGCTTGGTGATATTGCCGTCGCGGTTCAGGTCCAGACCGCGGTTCTGGATATAAGCCTTGCCGCCATCATCCCGTATCAGCACATAGTCCCCAGGCTCGCCGATCGCTTTGGGCCAGAGGATCGCCATGTAGAGGTCGGGAAGGTTTCCGATCCTTCCCGCATACCCGTTTTGCACGAAGTACTTCTTCACCCAATCGAGTTGATCGACTGCGCTCATGCGCGCGAGCGCATCGACCGTCGTGCCCAATGCAATCGCGGTCTTGGGCATGAACTGAATCAGCCCGGTCGCGCCGCTTTGCTTGTTGCGTATCGCGGGATCGAAGGTGCCGCCGGTCTCGAACGCTATCGAGGCCATGAGGTCGGAAGGCTCCGCACCGATCTCGCCGGCGATGCGATGCACCTTCCCTCGAAACTCTGGGCTGACTTTCGCGCCCCATGCTAGTGGTCGAAGCTTCATGTGCTCACCTCGGTTAAGGGGTATGACCTAACTGTCGCAGCCTGCGCTCTAGTTGGTCAACCCGCTCGCGCAGTTCGATGGCTACGCGCTCAGCAGCATAGCGCGCATTTCGCTCCTCATCCAGAGCCGCAGACATTTCTGAGACTGACTCAGCTAGTCGCTCGACTTCGGTCCGCAACTGCTTTATCAGTTGGTCGTAGCCGCCGAGTACTTTGCCTTCGGCCTCATGTCCGCGTGCTGCGGCTTTGTCGTCGCGGCTATCCGCCTTGAATCGAAGCCAGACCTTCCAGAGAACTGAGCCGAGGAAAACGAGGCCGGCTAACCATCCTGCATTTTCGTCAATCTGCGGGAGATCCATAGCGCCGTTTCTTCGGGTTGGAGATGAAGGCGAACATCGCGAGTGCGGTGATTACAGTAACTCCGGCAAACTGTCCCGGGCGCAAAACGGTCATGCCCGAGGAGATAGCGAACATCAAGCTTGTCCAAGTATAAAGCCAAACGAGAAGAAAAACTCCATAGACTCCCGCACCGAGTATCAGCGGAACCGCGCGAAAAAGAAGCCGCAGAAAAGCGCAGATGGCGAGCAGTAGCAGAGAGGCAGCGAGAATATCCTCGCCTCGAGCGGTGAAGAAAAACGAAGACCCAGGCCAGCGCTCGAGTGCGCTCTCCTTCCAGAGCACGACGCCCGCCCAAAGCCCGGTTGCGATCGTCACGCAGATTTTTGCCAGCACCTGACCCGAGTACTGGTAAGGATTGTCGAGCAACGACGCTACCATTTCGCAGGTTCTACATTTCATATGTGGGTATCTCAGAAATTCGGAAATGGTGCAGTGGGCACGGCATAGTTCGTCGGACCATACCGGCACACTCCCTTAGTGACCCGAAAATCATCAGCATAGCCAACCAACGCCTCACCGTATGCATCTTGCCCGCAATAGAGTTGGCCGGTGGCCCCCGTCAGTGCCCCGAAGTTCCATGAGCCGATATAGTTGCCGTCTACGTGCAGGTACCAGTTCCGGAGAGTAGAGGCTACGGCGGCACCTTCTTGACAAAAAGAAATAAAATGCCAAGTAGCTGCACTACAAACCCCGTTGGCGCTAGTTATCCTGTAGCTGGAATCAGCAAAAAGACTGACCTGCCCCAGTGAACGACATCGGACAATCGGCGACCCATCGTTCCATGCGAAGCAAACATTGGTGTCGCGCAGCGTATCGAACCAAAACCAGCCCTCAAGTGTATGCGCCAAGGTCCCAAAGCCGTAGTCAGCGATATTGGCAAGGTTCTGCGCACCGGAAGAAGTGTTCGGGGATCTAAGCGATGCGCCGCCCCACTTGCTTTGCGTGGTGGAGATGGTGGCGGAACCGAGAACCGTGAGCGTGTTGCCGCGGGGGCACGAGTTAGTTAAAGTCGTGGAGCCATTCGATCCGTCAAAGTGCGCCATCTGAACGACGGAGGAAAAGTTTGGGTCGCCCCCGCCGCCACCTCGGTACGGATCAATAGTGAAAAAGCCTCGCTGCTGACGGCGCAAAGGTCGCGTAATGATCCTGCGATCCATCGTCAGTATCCGATTAGACATACCACTAGCCCCTTTGCATTGCCGCCGACCGCATCGATGTCAACGGTGATCTCAGCATCATCGGCCAGCGACGCATCCGAAATTACCGCAGCGGTTGCGGCGGTAGTGCTGGTCAACTCGCCCCCGTCGATAGTGAGCTTAGTAGAGAGAATCGAACTGCCGCCTTCATTGATATCGACCGTGATACCTGAGACGGGACTGCCGGTGTCTGCTGTGGCGAGGGAGCAGCGCACCGCGGTCAGAGTCATCGCATGCGGCATACGGAAGACCGCCTTGCGGGTTCCCGGGGTCAGCGCAGTTGAAAGATCCGAGCAAGCGAACTGGATTACTTTCTTGATGCTCGGATTCGGGTAGCTACCTACGAGGTCTCCTCCCGCGCTCCCCGCTACCGCGAGCGACCACTCCCCGCACTCATTGAGGAAGTAGGTAGGGTCGCACCCAGGCGCATGCGGCGAAGGCACCAGACCAGGCGTCAGGACATTCGGGGAGCCGGTCGTGTTCTGTCCGTAGACCGGGAGATTTCCTGCAACGGTCTCGTAATAAGTCGTCGTCGCAATTCCGGTATTCGTGAACTCAATCGCGGATGCTGAAGAGAGCGCGGCGCCAAAGGTCACCGCCTTGTAGAGGAAAGGCTGGTTCAGTTCCGATTCAGGCGCATCGACGTTGACGAAGGGCACGAGGCAGAAGAGATCGCCCGCACCATGCCCAGTCGTGCCCGTGCCGAAACGCCCGCGCAGGAAGCCTCTCAGCAGATATGTCTCCGGCCCGATCAGGATAGCATCTCGAAACTGCAGCAGTTCCCATTGAATGACCGCAGGTGAGCCGACATAGCCTCTACTGATCGCGCAAAGGTTCCCGCCGTTCAGCAGCGCTTCCTCGCTGATGCTTTGCAGCGAGCCAAGTCGGGACGAGACGATCAAACATATCTCGGATTCGTCGATGACATCGCTACCGCTATGCGATGGGAGCGCGCCCGAGACTACCGGTGAACCCCCGGATGTCGTAGTCTGCCCGATTACTGTTGCAGAGGAAGTCGAGGCTACCGAGGAGTAGGTTGAGCCACCATCGATTGATTTGTATAGAGTCGCACCCGTCCATGCGCCCGCTACTGACGCCGGGTACATCGCAGCATAGAACCCGAAGGGCGCATGCGACTGCGAAAGGATCGGGATATCGAGGAGGATCAGTCCAGTGGGCGCGAGGAGTCCTACGGGCGGTTGCTCAGCGAAACCGCCTCCGGTAGCGCCCGGTGCGCTTTGCGTGTAGAGGTCTGCGGCAGCAAGCACGCCGGTAAACTTCAGCACGCCGCCAGGGGCGAGGGATTTTGTCAGGATGCGAATTTCGCGCGACTGGATGAGCACGATGTCGCACGGCACGAGTCGGTCCCACTTGCGAGTGAGAGACCACTCGAAGGTTTCGCGCTCGACTACCGCCGATGCAAGGAGGGCCGAGACTTTTCGCGCGGCGTCTTGATCGGTGAGACCCACTGCTACTTCGATGGAGACATCCTGCTGCGATAGCGCGGACCGGCGCTCTTCGCGCTGCACTCCGGGTTGGTAGTCGGCCTCGATGTTGATGTAGGTCAGCGAGAGCGAGCGCGGGATCGTCTCTTCGCGCGCGCGAACGCAGAGCAGCGGATCCGGCGACTCGTCACCAAACTCTCTCGCGCAGAGGTCGGCATCGGGGATTGCAATCGCGGTACCTAGCCCGAGCTTTCGGAAGACTATCTGGTCATCGCATTCGACTGCACTGAAAAAGTAGATGGGGCGTAGCGATGCAATCGCATTGCGCACCGTCATGTTCGATGCGATAGCGAACCATGGGACCTCATCATTCTCGAGTTCGACTACATCATACTGGCTGGGAGAGCCCGCCAGAGAAGTCATGTTCGAGAGATCGGCTACGATGGTCGCGAGAGACTCGCCGGTGGGCGGCGGACGGAGCGAAATGATTCCATCATTGACGAGTACCAGCGGGGAATTTTCCAGCAATGAGACGTCACCAATGTACCCGGCCCCACCGTGGCCAACCGCCCCGATATAGGTCGCGGTCAGATCATCGTTCAGGTAGAATGTGCCAAGTTGCTTGAATCCGGTGTTGCCCATATCGCAGGCAAGAATCAGGTCACCCTCATCCGTCTCATAGACGGTGAATAGGAAGCCGTTGATGATGGCGCGCGCTGCGTTCTCTGCGCTCAGGTCCCAGACACGGCTCACCGTCAACCCCGGGGCGTCGAACTCAGTCAACTCTTCCGCGTGGCCATCCCAGAGGTACACCCGGTCAGGCGTGTTCGATGTAGCGATGACGAAATCCGACATGGAAGCGTTGCCGCCGCTCCCGTCCGCAAGCCCAAGATCATAGGTGGCGATATATGGGCAAATAAGGCACTGGCCTGACATCGCAATAACTCGATCCGGCGCATAGTGACTATGGATATTTGCATGACCATTGATCGTGCTGCCTGACAGGAAGTATGCATAATCGGCATAGTAAACAGCGGATTGACCTGCGACCGCATCACCGCTGCTGCCATTGCCGTTGTCGATGCCCTCTGCGCCGCCGTGCTCAAAGGTGCGGAGCCCTGCGCCGTCGCTGACTCCAAGGAAGTTCTGCAACGGCATCGTGAATGTCGTGCTGATGTAGCGGACGCTGCGCTTGCTCTCATCCTCTACGCCATGGATGCTGAAGTGACGCACCGTCAGGTCGGTGTAAGGCTTGCTGACGTCGTCATAGTCGGCAACCTGAACATCGCCCGCGACATACTGCACCGAGCGCAGCCGACCGGCGCTGTCGCCTATCGGCTCAAAAATGGAGACCCGCCAGGGGAACTCGCCGACTTCCGTGTATACCTCGAACTCATACTGCGGGATCCGGTTGCCGAAGTCAGTCAAGTATTGATCGGTGAAGACGGCATGCGCGAACCCATTGTATGCCGGGACATTCCCAACGCCATGAATCGCCTCAAAGGTCGGGTCCGGCTCCTGGTCATCCCCGCCCTTGTAGAGAACGAAGGGGCAATCCTTCCCGTCATCCTGCGACCAGATGAGTCGGCCGTCCGCCCAGAGTCGTCGCACCCCGCGGATCGGGCCATGACAGAGAAGGATATCGAACGAGGCGCTGTACGTGTAGTTGCTGACCTCGGGACCGCCTTTGCCGCCGCTCGTCTCCTTATGCTCTTCCAGGTCCGTCTGGTCAATGACGTTGCCGGCCAGTCGTCCCGTACCCCAGACATAGGGAGTGATCCAACCGTAGGTCGAGCGCTGAAGTTTCAGGTCGCTTAGTCGGGGTCCTTCGACCTTGGGCGGATCGATAAGGTTGCCGACCAGCGTGCCCGCGAGCAGCCCGATCTGCGCGCCGATCGGACCGCCAATCGCATACCCGATACCCGCGCCGACAATCCCTAGAATCTGACCGGTAGACACTAAGCAACTCCCCTGAACCGATACGCTCGCAAAACCTTCGCTCCGGCGACAGCGATGCCATTCTCGGCCACGAACCCCACTGACTGGTAGGCATGAATGACGTAGCCGGGCTTGCTTATCATCGCAAAGTGCTGCGGGAAGCGACGAAACGCCATCACCAGCACATCGCTCTCGCGCGCGAGCGAGAGATCTATGCGGTCCATGAACCGCTCGCAGGAAGCATAGAGAAACTCCGGGCGCGGAAGGCGACCATACGAATGCATCGCAGGATCTGCGCGCCATTCGGCGGCTCCCGGTAGCCCTAGCGCCAATGCGCTCATCCCGAGCAATCCCAAGCAGTCGACGCCGAGCCCCTTTACTCGAGCCTGATGCACCCAAGGCGTCCACATCCAGGTGCGAGCTTCCTCGATCAGGAGAGACCGGCTAGTCATTGTGCCTGCCGATCTGCACCAGCGCATCGTTGCCGCGCAACCAAGGTTCCCCATTGAAGCGTCGACCGTTGCCGAATGTCTCGACGCAATCCTCGATGAAGCGGCCGCGGCAGCCGCGCATGATCGAGTAGGAGTCGCCGGTCACATCATACGGGACCGGGCTGAGAAGTTCAAGCTCCCCTACGGTATAGGTCTTGACCTCAAAGGAGAGGTTGACTGCATCGCCGCTGGTGAAAGTGATGGTGCCCCGGTCGAAGGTGCCTGCATCTTCGGTTCGATCATTCACCGTCAGGACGAAGCGATTCGTGCTGACCCCATCGACTACTCCGGTGAAAGTATATACCGGCGACCCGGCACCCAAGACGACTCCGCACTTCTCATCACCGAGCACATTGCGGCACCCCGCCTGGGTGGGTTCGCCGATACTGGTGCTGTAGGCGTCCATCATGCCGATGAGTTCGGCGATGAACATCTGCCTGCCCGTGCGCACTTCACCGAGCCTGCCCGCGCGTAGCTTGTTCTTCCCGGCAGCCGGGTTCGCCCAACTCACCATGAACATTCGGAACTGCGCATAGTCCCACCGCCCCGCGCGCAGATCATCGGCGGTCAGGCCTGCCTGCGAGAGCAGCGCGTCGACCTGCACGTCATCGGGACCCATATCGCCGCCGGTAGCAACGTCAGTCGGGGTGAAGCTCGACCCGGGTCGATACTCGAGCCCATCGACTGTCAGCATCTTGCGGTTGGTCGTGAAGCCATAGACGTTGCCGTCGCGGCGTTCGATGCGGATGCAGGTCGCGAGTCGCGCCGACGAACGCGACATTTCGGTTTGCAAAGCAAGCGGGATCACCTTGCTCATACTTCTTCTCCAGTCACTTCGATGATTTCGATGTCGCGCCAGCCGACGATCAAGCCCTCGCGCCCTCGGTTGATGACCTGCGCTTTCATGGGGTCGTTGTTCAAGCGGCACCAGCAATCGAACTCGCCATACCAAGTCGTGCCGCTAGTCGCGATCCCGGTAGCATAGTCGAGCCCTACGGCGTTCGTGGTGATGGTCCCCTGCACCGGCTTGGTAATCACCCGATCGTAGGTGTAGGGGCCGTAGGTGTAGCGCTTGACCATTTGCTTGCCGACCGGGCTACCTTCGCTATCAATGAAGAAGCCTTCCCCGGAGTAGCACTCGAAGTCGACCCAGTCCTTGAAGCGGAAGGTATTCGCCATGCCTGCGACGTTGCGGAAGAAGGAGAGCAGAGGCTGCCAGTCGCCGTATGCGCGCGCCTCATGACTCACCGTCCATTCGCCGCGCTCGAGTTCCCACTCTTGCGTGCGCGACTCGGCTCCGCTCGCTACGGTTGCAATGCTGGTCTTGAATCGGGGTCCGCCGACCGCACCGAAACTGACCTTCTCGGGGAACCGGATATCCAGATCCATATCAATCCTTCAGCGTTCGCATGACTACTCCGCGCAATGCGTTGCCCGCTTGCCGAGCCGAGCGAGTATCGGCACCCGGCAGCACGTTGGTGATGAATGTGTTGCCGCCGCTGCCCGCCATGCGCTGCGACATCTGCGCTGAGTAGACCTTCGCGCCGCGAGGCAGGTCGACAAGCTCCGGGCCATTCTCGCCCACCCAGGCTCGACCGCCGGGAGCGAAGGAAGTGCCTGAAGCGAAGCCGCCGAAGCCGCCCGGGACCGGGTCGACTACGCTGAGGTAACTCGTGCCCCCGCCGCCGAGGAATCCCATCGCAAGCTTCGCCAGAACTCCGAAGAAATCAGGTCCCGCGGTCTGGTTGCCGCCGAAGATCATGTTCCCGATGTTCTGCGCAGCGACTCGGGTCGCCTGCTTCAGGATATCATCGACGAATGACTTGAAGGCATCCTTCGCGCTCTTGGTGCCTTCGATGAACTCGAGGAAGGAGTCTGCGAAGGCATTGGAGAAGGCGTTCTTGACCTCCTGCAACGCCTCGGCTTCCTTCTTCAACTGCTCAGCAAAGGCGAGGTCTCCGACCAACTGCTTGCGCTTTTCGAGCGCGGCGATCTGCTCGTTCAGGACTGCAACTTGCGCCTCGGTATTCTCAATGTTCGCGAGCGCGAACGCCTTGTCCTTTGCCTCGACGATGAGAGCGTCGATTTTCGCAAGGGTGAGCTTACGCACCGCCTCTTCGCCGCCCTTGACGAAAGCAATCTGCTCCTCGAGTTGCTTGTTGCTGTCGCGGATGCCTTGCGCAGTCTTCTGCTCAGCCTCAAGCTCCTTCGTGCGAGTCTTCGAGTTCTGCTCGCGGATGCGAGAGGCTTCCTCTTCGAGTTTCTTGCGATCGGCTTCGACCTTCTTGGCAATCTCGGCATCCTGAATGCGTACAGCGAGCAGTTCGATGGCGGCTTGTCGCTCAGCGGTGAGCCCGGTGAACTTCGCTTTCGATAGGTCGAGTTCGACTTGCTCGAGGACCGTGAGGTCTTGCATCTTTTCAAGTTGCTTCTCTAGCGACGCAATCAGTTTCTCTGCGTCGGTGATCTCGGCCTTCTTGTCGGGGCCTTCCTTGCCCGAGAAACTCAGTTGCTTGCCGGGCGGCTTGAAGTTGCGATCCTCGAGCGCAGCCTGATTGCGCAGCGTGCGCGCCTTGTCAAACTCGCGTTCGAGAGTAGCTGAGAAAAGCGGCTTCTCGAGGAGCCGCTTGATGTCGCTCTGGAACTCGCCGATGATCGCTCGCGCGCCCGAGAGGTTGCCGCTCATCGCCTCGTTGCGTGCAGCAAGCCCCGCAGCGATAGAGAGACCCACCGCCTGGAAGACTCGAACTACGCCATCCCCCGCATCGACGAGCTTCGCTAGAGCGAGCGCGCCCGTCTCGGCGAACTTGCGAATCTGTTCGCCGTCGAGGTTCTTCGCTTGCGTGCTGACTCCGATCAACTGCGCTACGAACTCCTTTGTCGCGGTAATGATAGAGGTGATAGTCGGGAGTGCTTCGGTCGCGAGCGCCTGGAGGTAGAGTTCCAGTTGCGCGCGAGTGCGCTTCTGAGCATCCGAGTAGGCATCTGCGCGTTCGATTTGCTGCTGCGTCAGGATCACCTGGCGCCCACCTTCGGCGGCCAGTTCCTTCAGGAAGGGCAGCAGCGCTGCTCCGCTCTTCCCGAACAGCGCCATTGCGACCGCGGTCTTCGATGCCCCGTCCTCGAATCCCGCGAGTGCCTTCGCAACCGTCTCCAGTTGCGTCGCAGGGTCGAGAGCCTTGAACTCCTTGATCGGAAGACCAAGCGCAGCGAGTGCGGCGCCCGCATCCTTGGTCTCATCTTCGGTGGTAACGAGGCCTTTGGTGAGCTTGTTCAATGCGCCCGCAAGCGTCGCGGTGTCCGCACCCGCAGTCTTGCCTGCGACTGCAAACGATGCGAGCGCCTCAGCATTCGCGCCGGTGATCTCCTCGAAGTCCTTGAAGTCGCCCGCTTGTCCGGCGAGGTTGTTGATCGCAGCGAAGGCGCCGATCGCCGCAGCACCCATCGCAGCAATCGCCCCCGCGGCTGCGGTAGCACCAGCCGCAATCGCTTGGTCGAGTTTCTTGGCGAACTTCTCAGCATCGCGCTCGGACTTCGTGAGCCCGGTAGTGAACTCGGCAGCATTCAACCCGAGCGATACGACCAGAGAACCGAGAGAGGTAGCCATGCGCTACACCGCCTTCGCTTTGCGCTTGCGCTTCAACCCGAGAACCCGCACATTCTTGCCGCCGATTCCCGCAAAAGCCTCCGCGGCGATCTTGCCGGATGCAACTGAATTGGTCGGGGCTTCGGGCTTCGGCATCAGGTCAACGAGGAAATCCTCGAGCGTGTAATCGGATGCGCCGCCCATTGCCTGAGCGACCACTAGGCAGACCAGAGCCAACTGCAAATGCGTGCGGCGAGAGGGGAGCCCGACGGTGCGCTGATACTTCTCCCACCGCGAGAACTCTCGGGACGACATGCGCACCGAAAGCTCCCGCACCGTCATGCCCATCTCTAGCGCCAGATCGTGCAGGAGGATCTGGCGCTTCGTCAGTTTCCCGGCGTATCCTCCGCGATGGCTGCACTCAGCAACTTCCAGGGCTGCCGGGCGAGCAATGCGACATCTTCCGGGTCGTCGCAGTTGAAGAGCAAGACGCCTTCCGCATCGCAGAGAACCCGCGCCGCTGCGCGCGCGATGCGGTGCTTGTTCTTCTTGTCGGCGGTATCTTCGGTCTGGTCTTCGATCTCCGAGACAGTGACATCGCGGATGTAGACCTCGCCCCACTTCGGGATGGTGCGCTTGCGCGGAGGCTCCGCGGCAGTCGCTCGCATCGCGGCGATCAGTTCATCGCGGGTCGTCATCTTACGCCTCGAAGACGAAGACTTCGCCGGTGAGCTTGATCGAAGCCGAGGCCGTCCAGACCCCATTGACCGCGCCCTGGAAGGAGGTCGAGGTCACGGTGCCGATCATGATGACGATGCCGCCGGTGCCCGGGAAGATGATCTTGAAGGCGACCTGGTCACCGCTGAGCTTCGCCGCGCGCAGCGCAGCCTGCACCGCCTCGTTGCCGGCCCAGTTGAAGTCGAGTTGCAGAGTGCCCGAATCGCTCAGGCCTTGTTCGAACTCCTTCGCGGTCGAGCAGATCGTGGTGACTTCGATCGTATCGGCGCCGGCATCCTGTTGGTTCGCGCCGGTCAGTTCGCAGAAGGTCGTGAACGTGACGGGCGAGGCGGTCGCGAGCGGGCTACCGCCAGCGAAGGCAGTGCCCCCGGTCGTATCGCCGCCCGCGAGTTCGAATGTGCCCGACGCTTCGTTGTCGACCGGGTAGAGGTTGCCCTCCAAGCCGGTGGGGGTAACGAGGTCATTGATGCGGACCACGTCGCCGGTGACGAAGCCGTGCGCGGTCGACGAGACGACCGGCGGTTCCGCCAGGGTGACGCCCGTGATGGTCTTCGCGACTCCGAAGCCCGTCTGGACCTTGAACTGCGAACCATTGAATTTGTAGCGCTTGCCCGAAGACATGATCTACTCCTTGCGTTGTTTGCGGGGTTTACAGGGGTTGCGGTATTACGGTGAACCGGAGACGCTTGAAGGGCTGATGAAATACTCGAGCGTCACTCGGTAAGTCTTGGTCTGCTCATCGAACTCTTGTCCGCCACTTGGTTGACGAGTCGCCGGCAGCGAAAATCCTAGCATAGCGGCGATGACTTGGTCGCGCAAGGTGATGACCGCCCCATGCGTCAACGCAACCAGATCGAGTTGCACTGAACTATCATCGGTGTCGACAGTCGTGCTGCCGCAGATATCGTTGGTATCGGAAGAGGTCAGCACCGTATAGCGAATCGCGGGCCAGCGCGGCAGTTCTCCGTCGGGCTGGATGAAGGTCAGCGGGTAGCACCGGTTGTTGACCAGAGGCCCCAAGGTAGTGAACAGAAGTCCTTCCAGCATCACACACCCGCCTTCTTGAGGAAGCGCTCGAGTTTCTTGGCCATCGCTTTGATCGCGTCGCCGATGTTTTTCGCAAGAGCCGGGCGCATGTAGGGCTGAGCGCTCATGTTGATCGTCCCGAACTCCACGAGCCGCCCATACCGCGCGGCATAGCCATCCTTCTTCTTGCCGCGCACAGTCACGATATACTCAGCGGTCAGCGAAGTGCGGGAAATCTTCTTCGTGATGATGTTCTTTTTCAGGTTCCCCGGCTGCACCAGGGTATCCTTCACAATGTGCGGCTTGTCGTAGTCGGGCGCCGCGGCGATGGCGGCTTTCTTTACGACGCCCGCAGCCGCAGAAGTCGCCTGCCATGCAGCCTTCGTCGACAGTTCCTTCTTCAAGCGCTCCATGCGCGCGCCTAAAGCCGCTAGGCCTTGGACTTCGATGCGAGTGACTTGCGGCATAGCTACCCCTCGTTCGTCCCTGACTTGCAGCGAAGCTCCAGCATGCCGCGCGAGAGTCCCGGTTCGATCGGACCCACGATATTGTAGATGACCGGCGGCCGCCCATCCGCTTGGTGCACGATGCGCGACTTCGCACTCAGCGCGGCGAGCGCAGGTGCCCAGCGGACAGTGATCTTCGTATCGACCTCAGAGAGCAACCCGCCGCCGATCTGCGACTCGCGGGCGCTCTGCGGCAGGATCTCAGCATAGACGGTTGCGAAAGTCTGCCAGGAAGTCTCGGGTGCGCCGGTGCTCGACTGCGCATCGGTCGCGGTCTGGATCAAGACGCGATGAGAGAGGCGCGCGATTCTCATGCGATCGGCATCCGGATGCGGTAACGCTCGACCAGCGCCTGGATCCCCAGGGGCAGACGACTCACCATGTTGCCCACATTGATCTCCTCCCGGTTCTCATAGAGAGCACCGAGCGTCAACTTCATCGCGGCGATCAGTGAGTATGGGATGATGTTGTCGAGCGGAGAAGCGCCCGGTGCATCGTAGCCGACGCTCATGCGGATGCGGATCGACCCTGGCTGGTCGCGCGAAGAGGGCCAGTCACTCGAACCATATGCAGGATAGAGCACGGGCACCTCGCAGGCATTGTCGAGGTAGAAGGCGCTCGGATCCATCACCGCATCATTCCCGTCGCTGTCTTTATAGGTCACGGAAATGATGCCATTGACCGGCGCGGTCATCAGCGAGATCCCGAAGTCGGGCATCCATCGCGACATGCCCGAGAAGCAGCGCCCCGAAAGCTCGACCGTCTGCGGAGCGAGCGCGAGTCCGCTCACGAACTCGATATATTCGCGCGAGGCAGGGATGAGCGCCTCGATCAGTTCCTGGTCGAGGTAGGTCGCAGGGCTGCCGTATGCATCGATGCGCAAGTGCTGCGCGGCTTGGTCGAGAGTGATCGGCTCGATGCTCGGCGGAGTGATGACTCGAAGCGACTTGCGGTCGCGCAGGTCGCGCTGCCATCCCGCGATGCAGGTGATGTAGCTGTTGGCGAGACTGCGCCCATAGTTCAGGTAGCTGGTCATCCGAGGCACTCCTTCTTCGCTTGCTCCCAGATGTAAGCATGTTCGCATCCGGGTTTGAGTTCGGGGGTGCCCAGCGTGTAGTGGGCGATGATCGGTCGTTCGGGCTTGGGCTGCATTCCGACGAGCCAGTTATACTCGCCGGGAAGCGCACCGATCTCATTGTCGGCCAGCCAGCGAAACGCATGCAGATCGCGACCGGGCCATTGGTTGAGCATCTGGAGATTCAAGCGACGATTGGCGGGATGGTCGCAGTTGAAGAGCATCACCGACGACCAAAGCTTGCGATGGTAGTTAGTCTGGATCTGGTTGTCCATCTTGAAGCCGCCGACTTGCCCGACCTCATGCTTCACCACGCAGACCGCATAGTCATCGCGCGCATACCGAAGCATGCTGCGCGGATCCTCAAGAAAGATCACGTCCCCGTCGACGAAGAGCGCCCACCCGCTATGCGCGAGCAGGAGCGTTGCAAAGCGGGCGATGGCGAAGCGAGTCGACTGCGGAGCTTCGCTGTTGAGATCGAAAGCCTGCCCGCCTCGCGTATCCATCGGGCGGTAAATGATGCCCGATGCGCGCAGTCGGTCTTCGTAAAGACCGTGCACCTCGCAACCGAAGCGCAGCGCAGACGCGACCGCGAGGTTGAATGAGACCGCCTCGCGCTCCTCGTAACCGACAAAGACTCTCATGCCTGCTTACCTCACCCCGGGACCATGACAAAGTCGCCTGACATCTTCTCGACGCATTCGTAGCCGAGCGACTGCAACCACTCGACTGCGCCCAACTCAGGTAAACCGAACTGCTGTGCGCGCCCTGGCTTTTGTTCGACGATGATAGTGGGCAAGTCTCGCGCTATTGTAGCCTCTCCTCCGCGCAATGCAAAGTATTCGTAGCCTTCGCAGTCGAGTTTGATGAAGTCGACAGACTGCAGATTGAAGGTGTCGAGACGGCAGAGCGGGATATCGCCCTCGCCCCCTACTTTCGAGTCCCCTGACGAGGATGGGGCTGTCTCAATACGCACGCTGCCCTCGTGGTCGCCGAGCGCGCAGGCATGCAAGACCGCGCGCGAATAGCCGAGGTTGACCAGATCCGGTTCGATGACATTCTGCTGAAAGCAGTCGCGGTGCGCTGCGACAGGCTCGAATGCATGCACAGTCTTGAACTGCTTGACCAACTGCATCGACCAGAGACCGATATGACCCCCGACATCGACAGCAGTGCGAAAGTCGCGACAGTGCCGCAAGGCGGCACGGAGTTTCTTGATCTGGTAGGTCCCCTTGCCGTCGACCCATTCTCCCGACTTATTCATCCAGTCGAGCAGGTGCACTTCGCTGTCCGGAAACCAGATCCCCTGGTGCTGCTTCATGAAAAGACCTCCTGGTGAAGTGCTGCGTGAACTTCGTCAACGGTGATGGCGAGCATGGCGGCCTTACACCCTGCGCACGCCTGCCGGTTGCCGCACCATCCGGTAGCATGCCGAATGTTGCGCTGGTTCTGGTAGCCGGTGAACTCGGGCGAGATAAACTCGGACCAAAGCACGACCGAAGGAATCGAAAGCGCAGCCGCAGCATGGTGCAATGCGCCTTCGCCGCCGACGAACCCGATGCTAGAGGTCAGGATTGCAAGAGCTTCCCGGAAGGCGGTCTCCTTGAACTCGACACCGCGCAGTCGCTTCGACTCAAGCGAACCGACCTGAATATAGCGACCTGGGTCTCGGTCGACCAACTGCTGCCATCGCTCGAACGGCCATGCTTTGTTGCCCCCGACGACCTTGGTATTCGGTTCGATCAAGACCTTGCCCGCGAAGGGCGCAGCCTTCGCAAGCTCGTCCCGGTGCAGGTAGAGACTACCCGGTTCGATGTTCCAGTGCCTCCAGACCCACCGCTCGGCGGTCTTGCCCGAGATATATGGGCGCACCCCCGAGGCGTTGAGCAAGGTAGCAGCGCCTCGCGTCTCGCGGGTGATGATCGGGTTGTACTCGAAGACCGGTGACCATTGCGCGCGCCCGCGCAGATCCATCACCACGACTTGCTTCCCGGTAGCCTGGTGAAGTTGACGCACCTGCGCGGTCGCCATAATCCAGTCACCGAGACCCATTCGCACCTCCTTTGCGCCGGTAGTACCAGACCACCTCGTCGAAGGGTCCGAGTTCCTTGCGCTCGACCACGAAACCCGCCTCCTCCATGACCGCCCCGATATCGAAGGGACGGTTGTTGGTTCGAGCATCGACGATGACATCGCGCCCGCTAGGCGAAAGCCGCATGACGCAGAGATCATCGCAGATCGAAGCGAAGTGACTCGCGGCGAAGATAGGATCCTGGAGCTTGTGCAAGAGAGCGAGGAGCAGCACGATATCGTAATGCTCTTGCGGGCGATACTGATCCGCATCCGCCTGGATGAAAGTGCAGTCAGAAAAGCCTCGCTCAGCGGCGAGGCGATTCCCGATCTTGATGTGCCCCGGCACGATCTCAGCGCCGAGGACCTTGCGCGCGCCCAACCGCGCAGCCTCGAGCGAGATCAGTCCTTCTGCGCAACCGATGTCGAGGATGCTCTTGCCTTTCACCTCAGCGAAGAGAGGCTCCAGCCCGCGCAGTTGTTGTTCGAGCGTTCGATCCCCGGGTCGCTCAGGAAGATCGAACCAGCCTCGGGTTCGCATCCGCTCAGCCTTGCGCTCGCGCGCGCGATTAGCCACGTTGCTCTCCTTGCCGCGACAATGCATCCCATGCGATGCCGCGCCGCATTTCATCAAGAGTCCATTGGTTATCTGCGAGCACGCCTGCCCAGTTGCGGATGTATGCGGGCCCGCAGAAAATTGGAGTCTCCATTCGCTCCAGCGCAAGGTTTGCTACGGGAGCAGCAGCGCATTGCTTGCTCACGAATGCGGGAACTCCGGAGAGCACTGCGGTAATCGCAGCCGCCGAGGACCAGGTGACCAGCGCATG